GCAGTTGAAGAAACATATGGTGATCACAGTTATAATGGTCACGCTAAAAAAGATGAGTCATTTAGAAATGATATGACTAATTTTGGTATATTAATGGAAGTACAAGGTATAGATAAACCATTTAAATGGGCTAGAGAATTAGTAGGTAAAGTACAAGAAAATAGTACAGGATTATTTTATAGTCCAACTAGAGAACCATCTTCAACTTCAGAAGGTATAGATGTATCAGCTACTAAAATTGATGATTTAGACGTAGTTAAAGATGCATTTAAAGGATACTATAAATACATAGAAGATTTTATTAATGATATGAAAAAAGTATTTCCAACATTAAAAGATGATTGGGGTATTTACATACCTGAAGTTAAATATTTAGCTCCAGAACCATTAGTAAATTATAAGGATTTATCCTTAACAAAATACCCAGATGTTCACTTTGTAGGTGATGCATTATCTGCTAGGGGTATTTCAGTATCAGGAGCTCACGGTACATTAGTAGCAGAGCAAATTTTAATACTATATAAAGAATTAGAGGATTTTTTAAATGATCCTGCTAATAATAAAGAACCACATGAGATGGGTGATATGCATGAGTATATTATGAGTGGTTTATCCTATGATAAAGATAATAGTTTTATGAAGTTTATAAATAGAAACGGTTAAAAATAAAGTAAAATGGCAAAAAACAAAAAATTATTTGAAGAAAAAGTAATAAAATATAAAGGTGCAAGACATTATTTAATTAGAATGGAAGGTGAAGAACATTTCAAACATCATAGATGGGATGCACCTGCAATAGTTCCACTATCAAGAAAAAGTGAATTTAAAAAAGGTTTCTTTTTAAGTGGTATTGAATATCCTGAAGATGTTTATAATGATATTATGAGAGAAAGAGAAGGATTACCGTGGTATAAACAATCTGCTCCTAAAGGAGAAACATATAGAAACTAATGAGAGAACATACACTACAAGCAATGCCTTATAAAGGAGAAATCCATAAAAAAGCTTGGGGTCATGAGTTATGGATTGTTAATAATGAACTTTATTGTGGTAAATTATTAGTATTTAAAGCAATGAAAAAATTCTCTATGCATTATCATATGTTAAAAGATGAAGCATGGTATATTTCTAAAGGTGAATTTGAATATAGTTGGTATGATACTGAAACAGCAGAATTAAGATCTCAAATAGTTAGAGAAGGGGATTGTATTCATTTAATGCCAGGACAACCTCACCAAATGTTGGCTCTTGAAGAAGGAAGTTGTATATTCGAGGTGTCAACTCAACATTTTGACAGTGATAGTTATAGGGTTTTACCTGGATCATCACAAGAAGATAATAGTGATAATTTACCATTTTAATTATGAAAATAGGATTTTGCGGAACAATGTCAGTAGGTAAAACAACTTTAGTTAATGCTTTAGCTGAATTACCTGAATTTAAAGATTATAAATCAACAACAGAACGATCTAAATATTTAATGGAGTTAGGTATTCCTTTAAATACTGATTCTACTGTTAAAGGTCAAGCTGTATTTTTAGCTGAAAGAGCTAGTGAATTAATGAATGATAATATTATTACTGATAGAACTATTATTGATGTAATGGCATTTGCTAAATGTTCTAAATCAATGAATTATATAGAGGCACAAGATTTTTGTGATTTTGCAAGTAATATGTTAGATGAATATGATTATATATTTTATGTATCTCCTGAAGGTGTTGATATAGAAAATAATGGGGTTAGAGAAACCGACGCTGATTACAGAAAACAAATTGATGAGACAATTCAATTATTAATTATCAAATATAGACATAAAATTAAAAATTTAGTTGAAATTAAGGGATCAACAAAAGAACGTATAAAATCAGTTAAACTATCAGTTCTTTCGTGATATTTATAACCAAAATACTCTTAAAATGAAAAAATCTGAATTCAAAAAGGCTATAAAAGAAGAAATAATTGAAATATTATCTGAAGCAGAAACAGCTGATGACATTAATGATAAAGCAAAGGCACAAGCTGAATTAAATAAGGAATTAGAAAAAACTAAAGAACTTACTTCAGAAGCAGATGATGATGAACCTACAACATCACAATTAAAAGGTGATTCTGTATCTAAATTAGGTAATAAATTACAACAAACAACAGCTGAAATGAAGCGAGTAGTTAAAAAATGGAAAGATGCTGAAGGTGCTGAAAAAGCTAAATTAACTGATAGATTAAGAGAATTAACAAAAATTAAAAAAGAGATAGAATCTCTACTACAATAAAGTTATGAAAAGTATTTGGAAAATTATTATAGCGATTGGAGGAACAATTGCAGGTATATTAGCTATATTTGCCTCGTCAAAATCCAATCAAAGCAAAAAAGAATTTAATAATAGGGTAAAAGCTAATAATGATAAATTAGACTTTATTACAGGCCAAGCTGCTGGTGTAGAAAAAAAGAAAAAAGCTACAAAAGCAAAAATTAAAAAAACTTCTACTAAAATAAAAGCTACAAAATCAAAAGTAAAAAGTACTAAAAATGCTAAAAGTACAGTTGATAGTTTCGAAAAGAAGTACAGAAAAAAATAACATGAAACATATTTTATTATCATTATTAATGATTATAACCTTTAATTGTTATAGTCAATCTACAGTTGAAATCCCTCAGGATGAATTAGAGGAATTTTTTTTAGCTATTGATACTCTACAACAACAAGATTCTATTAAAACAATTTTAATTAGTGATTTAGAATTACAACTTAAAAATTTTAAATTATTATCTGAACAAAATGATTTAATTATAGATTATAGAAATCAAGAAATAACTTTACTAAAAGATCAAATTAAATTATATGATGATCGATTAAATCAAGTAGATAAATGGTATAAAAAACCGTGGGTTGGAGTTGTAGGTGGAGTTGTAGGTACTTTAATTACTATTCATATAATAGATTATTCATTACCTAAATAATGGCTGAGGATATAAAAAAAATAATAAGGCAAGAATATATTAAATGTGCTAAGGATCCTGCACATTTTATGAAAAAATATTGTTATATTCAACACCCACAAAGGGGAAGAATTCAATTTGGCTTATATCCATTCCAAGAAAAATCATTGCATTTATTTAGAGATAACCCATATTCAATCATTCTTAAATCTAGGCAGTTAGGTATATCTACTCTATCAGCTGGTTATTCTTTATGGTTAATGTTATTTCATAAGGATAAAAATGTATTATGTATTGCAACTAAGCAAGAAACAGCACGTAACATGGTTACAAAGGTTAAGTTTATGTATGATAACTTACCTTCCTGGTTGTCAATTAAAGCTGATGAAAATAATAAATTATCATTAAGATTAAGTAATGGATCAATAATTAAAGCAACATCAGCAAGTTCAGATGCTGGTAGATCAGAAGCAGTATCATTACTATTAATTGATGAAGCAGCATTTATTGATAATATTGGAGAAATTTGGGCATCATCACAACAAACATTAGCAACGGGTGGTGGAGCTATAGTATTAAGTACACCTTATGGTACTGGAAATTGGTTCCATAAAACCTGGGTTAATGCTGAATCAGGTGAAAATCAATTTTTACCAATTAAATTACCATGGTGGGTTCATCCCGAAAGAAATCAAGAATGGAGAGATGAACAAGATTCATTATTGGGTGATCCTAGACTTGCTGCACAAGAATGTGATTGTGATTTTAGTACATCAGGTGACATTGTATTTTATTCTGAATGGATTGATTTCTTAAAAGAAACAACTATTAAGGATCCAATGGAAAGAAGAGGAGCAGATCAAAATTTATGGGTTTGGGAAGCAGCTGATTATAGTAGAGAATATATGGTAGTAGCTGATGTAGCCAGAGGAGATGGTAAAGATTTTTCTGCATGTCATGTTATGGATATTCAGTCAAACACTCAAGTTGCCGAATATAAAGGACAAATGCCTCCTAAAGAATTTGGATATTTTTTAACAGGGTTAGCTACAGAATATAATAATGCAATGTTAGTAGTTGAAAATGCTAATATTGGTTGGGCATCTTTAGATGCAATTAGAGAAAGAGGATATAGAAATTTATATCAATCTCCAAAATCTGATGCTTTAACAGCAGAGTCATTTTTAAGAGTATATGAAGGTAATTCTGAAATGGTACCTGGTTTTACTATGTCAATGAAAACTAGACCTTTATGTATTAATAAATTTAGAGAATTTGTTGGTGATAAATCAGTAACCATTCGTTCAAAACGTTTATTAGAAGAAATGAAAGTGTTTGTTTGGAAAAATGGAAGACCAGAAGCACAAACAGGTTACAACGATGACTTGGTTATGTCATTTGGAATTGGTATGTTCCTACGTGATACTTCATTAAAGTTTCAACAACAAAGTTTAGATATGGCTAGAGCGGCGTTAGGTAGTATAAAAAGTAATAAATCATCCCAAACAGGAGCATATACAGGTTTAGGAAGAGAAATTGCAAATCCATATGAAGTTAAAATAGATGGAAAGGCCCATGACATAAAATGGTTATTAGGGTAATAAATATTATATTTATAAATAAATAAAACATGGCAGATAAAGGTTTATTTTCAAGATTAAGAAGATTATTTTCTACAGACGTAATTATTCGTAATGTAGGTGGTACTCAATTAAAAGTTTTTGATGTTAATAAAATACAACAATCAGGGGAGATTGAAACAAATACATTAGTAGATAGATTTAATAGAATCTACTCTAATTCATCAACTTCATTGTGGGGTCAACAATCACATTTTAATTATCAATATTTAAGACCTCAATTATACTCAGAATATGATGCTATGGATACAGATGCTATTATTGCATCTGCATTAGATATTATAGCAGACGAATCTACACTCAAAAATGATATGGGTGAAGTACTACAAATAAAATCTTCAGATGAAGATATACAAAAAATACTTTATAATTTATTTTATGATGTATTAAACATTGAATTTAATCTTTGGCCATGGGTTAGAAATTTAGCTAAATATGGTGATTTTTTCTTAAAATTAGAAATTGCAGAAAAATTTGGTGTTTATAATGTAATACCTTACACTGCATTTCATATTGAAAGAATAGAAGGTGGATTAGGAGATGATGGTAAAAACCCAACAGAAGTACAATATAGATTTTCACCAGATGGTGTGTCAGCTTCTGATTATGGATATTATAATGTACCAAATACTGGTACATTCGAAAATGCTATTATATTTGATAATTATGAAATGGCTCATTTTAGACTGTTAACAAATATGAATTTTTTACCTTATGGTAGATCATATATTGAGCCAGCTAGAAAATTATTTAAGCAATATGTGTTAATGGAAGATGCAATGTTAATACATAGGATTGTTCGTGCACCTGAAAAACGTATTTTCTATATGAATGTTGGAGCAATTCCTCCAAATGAAGTAGATGCGTTTATGGAAAAAACATTAAGTAAACTTAAACGTACTCCTCACGTTGATGAAAAAACAGGTGAGTATAATTTAAGATACAATATGCAAAACTTACTTGAAGATTACTACATTCCAGTTAGAGGTAATGATGCAAGTACAAAAATTGAAAGTGCAAATGGATTACAATGGGATGGTATAGCCGATGTTGAGTATTTAAGAGATAAATTATTTGCAGCTCTAAAAGTACCTAAAGCTTTTATGGGTTACGATGAAAATACAGATGGTAAAGCAACATTAGCAGCTCAGGATATTAGATTTGCTCGTACAATAGAAAGAATTCAAAGAATTGTTGTTTCAGAATTATATAAAATAGCATTAGTTCATTTATATACTCAAGGTTATAAAGATGAACAATTAGCTAATTTTGAGTTATCATTAACTACACCATCAATTATTTATGATCAAGAAAGAGTAGCATTAATGAAAGAAAAAATGGATTTAGCTGCTCAAATGGTTGAAACAAATATATTCCCAACAGACTTTATTTATGATCATTTATTCCATTTAAGTGAGGACCAATATGAAGACTTTAGAGATTTAATTAGAGAAGATGCTAAACGTCAGTTTAGAATTACTCAAATCGAAGCTGAAGGTAATGACCCAGTTGAAACAGGTCAATCATATGGTACACCTCATGATTTAGCTACATTATATGGTAAAGGAAGAATGTATTCAAATCCAGGTGATACCCCAGAACCAAATGATAAAGGTCAATATATAGGAGACAGAACAACAAAACGTGAAAAAACTCCATTAGGTAGGCCTAAAGAAAAAGCATCTAAACGAAATACTCAAGATGATAATTTTGGAAAAGATAGATTAGGTTCAAAAGGTATGAAAAGAGATTATAATGATCCTAAAAAAAGTCCTTTAGCTTTAGAAAGTAATGCTGAGTTTGTTAAGCATCAATCTATGTTAAAATCAATTCCTAAAAAGAAAAAGTTAGTATTTGAGCAAAATAACGCAGAAAGTTCGTTACTTGATGAATCAAACATTAAGGAACAGTAATTTTATTATATTTATAAAAAAATAAGTATTGATGTATATAAAACATTCAAAATTCAGGAATACTGGTATTTTATTTGAGGTAGTAGTTAGAAAAATTACTTCCGAAACATTATCAGGTAAAGATTCCCCCGCAATTAACATATTAAAAAAACATTTTGTTAATACTGAGTTAGGAAAAGAGTATAAATTATATGAAACTATATTTAAATCTAAAAATTTAAATGATAGTAAAGCAAATACTACTTTATCTACAGTATTAGAACAATCTAAGAAACTTAATAGAACAAGAATTAGAAAAGAAAAGTATAACTTAATAAGTGAGTTAAAATTACATTACAATGTAGAAGATTTATTCAAAACAAAAATGAATGATTACAAAGCACAAGCATCACTTTATACTTTAGTAGAAGCATACAATACAACTAAATTAGTAGACCCCAATCAAATTATAGATAATAAAGTAACTATTTTAGAATATTTAACATCTAAAGAAGTTATTAGAGATAGTGTTAAAAATGATATTATTTCAGAATTTAAATCTCATGATAAAGATATTCGTACATTAACATATCATGTAATGTTAGAAAAATTTAATTCTAAATATGATACTTTAAATAATAAACAAAAATCAATACTTAAAGAATTTATTGAGTCTGTAGATAATACATCTAGGTTAAAAGAATTCTATAATAATGAAGTTAAAACAATTAAAGAATCAATTAAATTATCTTATTCAAAAGTTAAAAGTGAAGTTATTAAAATTAAATTAAATGAAGTTTCTTCATTAATTAAAGAATTAGATAAAAGAACTATTATTAAAAGTGATCATTTAGTTGACTTGTTACAATACCATTCATTATTAGAAGAATTAAATAAGGCACATGGATAAAACTAAAATAATTAATAGAATAGTTAAAGAAGTACTGTCAGAAGCTCCTGGAGATGATTTACCTAAAGTTGATAAAAGTGGTAAAGCAAAAGTAGGAGATGTTAAAATTAGTAATGGTATAAAATCAACAATTACTGATATAGATAAAATAACAGGGGCAATTAAATGGAAAATAGATTATTTACCTAACTTTGATAAATTATTTGATGATGTAACCGATTTAGTAGGCACAGCAAAAGGTGTTTATACTAAAGCAAAAGATGACGATGTATTAAGAGTAATATATGATGAATCTCGTTTACTAAGAAATAAAATTCGTACACATATTAGAAATGAATATCCTGAAGAGTATAGAAGGATAACAATGAGTGAAGGTGAATTAGAAGAAATGTCTACAACAGGTGGTGGAGCTGGATCAGCTACATTTACACCGGGCACAGGAATGCAGTATGCAACACCATATGCTTTTAACAAAAATAAAAAAGCAAAAGGAACTGATGATGATATCTATACTAAAGAATTTGGATATAAATTAGTTAAAGAAGGAGTAGGTGCTTCATTAGGACCCGGTCCTAAAGCAAGTGCTGATGGGGTTAAAAATAATTCATATGTAAAAGAATTTGGCTACAAATTAGTACCAAGTAAAATTAAAGGATCAGGTTTAGAAGTAAAACAATTATTTGAAGCAGCAGAAACAACAGATGAATTTCAAAGTGGGAGGTTAAAAGCATTTGATCGCATTGAACAAGAAATAAATGATATTTATAAAATGTTGAGTAATGCTAAAAATGAAACAGCTGAGTATTATAAAGATAATCCTGGTTCATATGGTGTCGTTAAACCAACAGATTTAGTTTTAGACTATATAAAAGATATTAAAGACTTATTAAAAGGAGAATAAAAAAAATGAAAACATTACAAGAACAATACAACCAAATAAAAAAGGGAAATGGTAGTAAAGAAATTTTCCTTAAAGAAGTTAAAGCAAAATACCCAAATTTAGTGCGTAATGCAGCTCAATTTGATGAAGCTTCAGCTATTCTAGCAAAAAGAAATATTATATCAGAAAATCTATATGTTACTAATAAACCAAAAGACCCTAATTGGTTTAAACTATTTGATGAAAATATGAAACTTGTTTCTTTAGAAGAAGCAAAAGCAATAGAAAAAAAAGTAACTAAAGAAGTAACTGATTTACAAGCACCAACTAAAGGGTATGACTATAAAAATGATAGTTTAATTGATAATGTATCAGGTGAACAATTCCGTCAAGGTTATTATACAGAACTTACGGACTCAGCTAATGCAGATAAATCTAAAAAAGAATTAATTGATTTAGTTATCAAGAATATGTCTAAAAACCCACAATATTATACTGAAGAAGCTCAGTTTGGTGTTAAAGGAATAGGATATACAGAAGATGCTCCGGCATTAGGAAAAGGAAAACAAATTAAAGATGGTAATGTTGGAGGCGGGTATGGTGAAGCTACAACAAAAGACTTCCCAGAAGGTGAAGTTGGAACCGGTTATTTAGAACTAAAAGAAAATAAAATGATTAAATTAGTAGATTTATTAAATGAATCACCATTAGGTGAAAAACCAAAAGTTAAAAAGGTAAAAAAAGCTAAAAAAGAAACAACAGATAGCAAATTAGCTGAAATTGAAAAAAACGGTAAAATTGCAACTATGGAACTTCAAATAGATGCTATATCTGAAATTATTGAAAGTAAAAAAGAAAGAATTTCTATGGTTACTGAAGATGATAGCTTATCAGAATTAGTTGATAAAGCTAAAATGAAAGAAATGCAACGTGAAGTTAAAATTCTTGAAAAAAGAAAGGCAAAAATGGAGAAGGTTTACGAAAAAATGTGTGGTAAATCTTATAGAAAAATGGTTGACGAAGGAAGTAATGATAATTCAAATCTAGGATCTAATGATAATAGTAATGAAAATTCAAACGACAACCCAGAAACATACTCAGGACTAGAAAAGTTCAGAGGAGAATAATATTATTATATGAGTCAACTATTAATAGAAACACACGTATTTAAACCTAAAGGAGTACGTTTGAACGAGTCACGTTCAAAACGAGGTTTACCTTTGGTTGAAGGCATATTAGCTACAGCTGAAGTAAAAAATGGTAATGGTAGATATTACTCTAAAGACCTATGGGAAAGAGAAATAGATAAATACAGAGTACTAGTTGACGAAAATAGAGCAATGGGTGAATTAGACCACCCAGAATCATCAGTAATAAATTTACAAAATGTATCACATAATATATCAGATATGTGGTGGGATGGAGATAATGTAATGGGTAAAATAGAAATTTTACCTACTCCAAATGGTAATATACTTAAAGCATTAGTTGAAAGTGGAATTACAGTTGGAGTTTCATCTAGAGGAATGGGTACATTAGAACCAAAAGGTGAATTAATGGAAGTTCAAGATGATTTTGAACTATTATGTTGGGATTTTGTTTCAACTCCTTCCAATCCAGATTCATTTATGCATTTAGTTAGAGAAAATAAAGAATTTAAAGCACAAGATAATTATAAAAAAGTAAATACAATATTAGGTGAAATACTATGTTCACATGGTTTTTGCCCTGTTGTATAATTAAAGGTTTTACCCCTGATTCCTGAGAAAAGGCGTTTTCATTCATTTGAAGCGCCTTTTCATTTTTAATATCTTTGCATATACGTATAAACATAATATACCATCTTCTATATGGTATTAATTTAATACAAACCCCCTATTACGTTTCTTAATAAACGTAGTTTCCCAACAAAAAATTTAGGAAAAATGAACAGAGACTTTTTAAAAGAAGCAATCGCTGATGCTAAGGCAGTCAAAGAATCTGCAATAGCAAATGCTAAAGTCGCTTTAGAAGAAGCTTTCTCACCACAAGTTCAAGCCATGTTCGCTAGTAAAATAGAAGAAATGGAAAAAGAAGATGTGAAAGAAGCTTATGATGAAGTAGACGAAGCAAAAGATGATGCTGAAGTTAAGGAAGAGAAAGAGTACATGACCAAAAAGGAAAAGCGCGAAGGTGACGATCGTAAGTTTGATAACAAAGCTGAGACCGAAACTGAAAAAATGCGTAAAATCAAAGAGGAAGATGTATCTGATCTAGACGAAATTTTAGCAGAATTAGAAAAAGACGAAGATCTTAAGGAAAACAAAGACAAAGAAATCGACGAAGCAAAAAAGGACGACGACAAGGAAGACATCAAAGAAGATGAAAGAACTGACGCTGAAGAAGAAGGCTACGAAGATGGAATGGAAGACGAAAAAGAAGATGAGGAAGATGAAGATATCGACCTTGATGACTTATCGGAAGAAGACCTTAAGAAATTTATCGAAGACGTAATCGAAGATATGGTTAACGCTGGTGAAATTGAAGCTGGTGAATCATTCGAAGATGATGTAGATGTTGATGTTGACGTAGACGGAGAAATTGAAGTAGAAGATGATGAAGAAACTTCTGTGGATGTTGCCGAAGCTAAAGAAGACATTGATGAAGCAAAAGAAGAAGTTGACGAAAAGAAAAAACAAGGATACGATGCAAGATTGGATGATGCTGAAGGTGCTAGACATGGTAAGAAGAAACAAGATATGGCTCAAAGAAGAGCTGATTCTGAAAACATGGAAAAAGCTGACGGTAAAAGAAAATTCGCAGGAGACAAAGAAATGGACAAAGTCAAAGAAGAATTAGCTGAAGCATATGCTACAGTTAAAACTTTAAAAACTGAGTTAAATGAAATCAACCTATTGAATGCTAAATTACTCTACACAAATAAAGTGTTCCGTGGCAAAAACTTAACTGAATCACAAAAAGTTAAAGTATTAGGAGCTTTTGACAAAGCTGAATCTGTAAAAGAAGTAAAACTTGTGTTTGAAACTATCGATGGTAGTGTTAAAACAAAAGTATCTAATAAATCTATAAGCGAAGGCTTTAGATCTAAAGGAAGTGCTTCTAACATGACAGCAAATAAGAAAGAGGCTAAGAAACAACCTATTGTTGAATCAGATGAGATGGTCGCTCGCTTTAAGAAATTAGCTGGAATAATCTAATTCATTAAAAATTAATAATAACTTAAATTAAAATTGTAAAAATGTCACAATTAAATTCTCTATTAGAAAGTGCTAATCCTTACAAGTCGCTACAAAGTGATGCGGCTAGATTAGCAAACAAATGGAATAAGACAGGTTTATTAGAAGGTATCGGTAACGAAACTGAGAAAAATAATATGTCTATTATTCTTGAAAACCAAGCTAAGCAGTTGGTAATGGAAGAAAGTAATACTGGTGGTGGTGCAGGTTCAGGAACATTTACTCCTGGAACAGGTGCTCAATGGGCTGGTGTAGCTTTACCATTAGTAAGAAAAGTATTTGGTCAAATCGCAGCAAAAGAATTTGTTTCGGTTCAACCAATGAACTTACCTTCTGGCCTAGTATTTTATCTTGATTTCCAGTATGGTACTACAAAAGAACCATTTACTGCTGGTAATTCATTATTTGGTAATACAGTATCAACTCAAACAGGTCCTATTAATGACGTAACTTCTCCATTTGGTAACACAAATGAAGGTGGTCTTTATGGTGCTGGTAGATTTGGTTACTCTATTAACAACACACAATCACTGCCTTATACTCCGGTATCAGCGTCAGTTGATTGGTATGTAGATTTACAAGCTGATTCTAGCTTATCACAATCTTATACTGCAGGTGCTGCAACTAACGCTGCTGGAACAGGTATCACAGGTGCTAAGCAAATTGGTATGTTCAACGTACCAGTAGCTTCTTTACCTGATTATGATACTAGAGCCGTAAAAGGATTCTATTTCTCAGGTGCATTAGCTGATATTCCTGCAACTACAGTTCAATACCCACAATTTACAAAAGTAACGCAATCAGCTGGTGTTGATGTAATTGCTTTCTTTGTGGATTCTGATCTTGTTGCTTCTGCAGCTGCTAACGACATTAAAGTTGTTTATACTCTTCAAACGAAAGACAATGAAAGAGGTGATTTCGAAGAAGGTAACACTAACTTAAATGGAAATAATGACCCAATCACTATACCTCAGATTAACATTCAAATGCAATCAGAGGCTATCGTTGCTAAAACTAGAAAATTAAGAGCAGTTTGGACTCCTGAGTTCGCTCAAGATCTTAACGCTTACCATTCTCTAGATGCTGAAGCAGAATTAACTTCAATCATGAGTGAGTACATTTCATTAGAAATTGACTTAGAAATTCTTGATATGTTAATTGAATCAGCTGCAGCTGGTACAGAGTGGTGGAGTGCTCAGAACAACTTAGCAGTTGGTTCTACAGGTGTTGTAAATGCTGACTTAGGGTTCTATAACTCTCAAGGACAATGGTTCCAAACTTTAGGAACTAAAATCCAAAAGTTAAGTAACATCATTCACCAGAAAACTCTTAGAGGTGGTGCTAATTTCTTAGTATGTTCTCCAACAGTAGCTACTATTATCGAATCTATACCAGGATTTGCTAGTACTTCTGATGGTGATGCTGCTAAAGCTTCTTACGCTTTTGGTGTACAGAAAGCTGGTACTATCAACTCTAGATATACTGTTTATAAGAACCCTTACATGACTGAAAACACAATCCTATTAGGATTTAGAGGAGGTCAGTTCTTAGAAGCTGGTGCTGTATTTGCTCCATATATTCCGTTAATCATGACTCCATTAGTATACGATCCAAATACCTTTACTCCAAGAAAAGGTCTATTAACTCGTTACGCTAAGAAAGTCGTAAGACCAGAATTCTATGGTAAAATCTTCGTTAATGGTTTAAATACTCTTTAATCAATAGATTTTAAATTATAGTAATTAAGAGCCCCGCATTAGCGGGGCTTTTTTTATATTATTTGGCTACCTAGTTAGCAATTAATATATTTATACTCAAACAAAACAGTTATTAAAATGAAAGAAACTCCCTCACAGTTGCAAATTCAAAGTTACGTAATGAATTTCCCACATACTTTTTCAACAGATGATCCAAATAATGTTTGGATGAAAGAAATGTCAGAAAAAGAATTAACAATTAATAGACCTAAAGCATACAAACAATTTATGGATTTGTATAATTTTATGGCTGGTCAATCATTAGTACATTTATTACCTGCAGAAGGCAATTTCCAAGATTTAATTTATGTAGCAAATTTAGGTTTACAGTTACCTCATCTTTGTAAAGAAAATCATATACTATTATCAAATTATACTTCACCACCAAGACAAGGTGAAGAATATGTAGGTGAAAAATTCTTTAATCAAATGGGTTATAATACTCATATTTCTCCTCATAAATGGGAAGGTGAAGCTGATATAAAATATTTAAAAGATAATGTTTATATTGGTGGTTATGGTATTAGATCAGATATTCAAACTTATCATTGGATGGAAGAAAAATTTGATATGAATATTATTAAAGTTAAAATGGTAGATGAGTATATGTACCACTTAGATTGTAGTATATTTCCGTTAAATCCGCATGCAACTATGGTTTGTACTGAGTTATATGATAAAACAGAGTTAGCTCAAATAAGCAAATATACTGATATAATAGACATAAACGCTGATGATTCAATGTATGGAATGGCTAATTCTGTTAGATTAGGCAATATGATATTATGTGCTTCTAATATTACTGAACTTAAAACATCAGATGAATTTTATGAGGGTGAAAAACATAAAATAGAATCATTAGAAAAAATATGTTCTCAACAAGGTATGGAACCCGTAATATTTAATTTATCAGAATATATGAAATCCGGAGCTATGTTAAGTTGTATGGTAATGCATTTAAATAGAATCGATCATTTTAAAACACTTCTTTAATGGCTGAAACTTTAGAAGATTGGTTAAATGGAGAAGTAGCAGAATTATCTAAACTATCAGTAGGAGAATTAAGTAATACTTTTTTCTTTAGAGATCCTTTAAGATCAACTTACATAGATTATGAGCATTTTTATAGCCCAGCAGATGGAACTATTTTATATCAAAAAGTAGTTCAACCTGGTGAGCAAGTTTTAGAAATAAAAGGTATTGATTATACTATCCAAGATGTAATGGGTGATAGTGATTATAATAAACCTTCTTTAGTTATTGGAATATTTATGTCGTTTTATGATGTACATATTAATAGAATTCCTTATGGTGGTGTACTTAAGTATAAACGTTTGGAACCTATTGAGTCTACAAACAAACCAATGTTAGCGGTGGAGAAGGATATTTTAAATAAAGTAATCAACCCAAATAACATGGCGTACTTAAAGTACAATGAAAGAATGTCTAACAAAGTGTATGTTCCTTCTTTAGATTACACATATCACATAATACAAATAGCAGATGAAGATGTAAATGTAATAGCCCCTTTTAAACAACAAGGGGATCTTTGCGCCCAAAACGAAAGATTCAGTTTAATTAGATGGGGATCACAAGTAGATTTAGTTCTACCTCTAGATTCTAGATATAATTTCGAGACTATTCTAGATGATACAATGCATGTAAATGCAGGTCTTGATAAATTAATTAAAATTAAAGAAATAAAGAATGCCATCAAATCACCATAAAGACGAAGTATTCAGAAAAAAAAGAATAGTAAAAAACCCAATAAAATTTAAACTACAGTTAAATGAAGAACAAAAAGAAGCAAAAGCAAAAATATTAGACCACACATTATCAATATTAGCTGGTAGAGCAGGTTCAGGTAAAACATTATTAGCATGTAATATAGCATTAGATGGGTTATTAAGAAGACATTATACAAAAATTATAATTACACGTCCAACTGTATCTAAAGAAGAAATTGGATTCCTACCAGGTGATTTAAGAGAAAAAATGGATCCTTGGATTCAACCAATTTATCAAAATATGTATTCTCTTTATGATAAAGCTAAAGTTGAAAAATTAATTGAAGATGGTAAGATTGAAATAGTACCTTTAGCATTTATGCGAGGTAGAACATTTTTAGATTCTTGTATAATAGTAGATGAAGCACAAAATGTTACTCATGAACAAATGGAAATGATTTCAACTCGTATAGGTTTAAGATCAAAAATGATAGTTTGTGGTGATGATCATCAAGTAGATTTAAGAAGTAAAGCAGATTCTGGTTTTAGATTTTTATATGCAGCTGCTAGAAGAATTAAAAAAATGACTAGTATAACATTAATGCAAAACCACAGAGATCCTATTGTTGATGACTTAATTGAAGTTTATGAGGAAGCAGAAGAAAAAGGTATATTTAAAGGTACCTCTGGAAGTAGTGGAAAATCCAGGAAATAAATAATTGGGAATAATTTTTTATATATTTATAACAAAAAATATATTATGGCATCAACATTAACTCCAACAAAATTTCAAATAAAAATTAAGGAGGAACATATTGTTAAGGATATTAAAACTCTTAATGAAACATTTTTTACAATTGATAATGTAACTAATGTAGATAGAAGATTTGTAACTGTACCCCAAACAACATCTATAGATTTAATTAATGTTAATGGTATTGATCCTGGTGCTGGTACATTTCCATCTAGTAGTATGAAATATGTAAGGATTTCTAATCTAGACAACTCAGCATCTTTGGCAGTTAATTTTACATCATCAGATGATGGTGGAGGAGCTAAATATTGGACTATGGAATGTTTACCTACTTCATCCTTAATGTTTTCAAGCCCTAATGTAACAAGTAGTTTATTTGATGGAACTTTTGGTCAAGATATAGAATTTATATCTGTTTATTCTCTAAGTTCTAGTATTGATGTTGAATACGTAGTAGTTAACGCTTAAAAATAATATAATATGGCAAATATACCAATATGGCCCGGTTCTAGTTCATTCCACCCAGGAGATACACCTTTTGGATTTTACGATAATGATATAGAATTTCAAAAAGATGCAGATAAGTTTGCAAAATTTGCAGCACAAAGATTAGGTTATCCTATAGTTGATATTGAATTACAAAAATATAATTTTTATACAGCATTAGAAGAAGCAGTTACAGATTATGCTAATGAAGTGTATGCTTATAGAGTTAGGGATAATTATTTAACATATGAAGGTGCTGAAGGAACATTTGATGCTGAAGAAACAATTGTAGTTCCTAATTTAGGAAGAGTTATTAAAATTGCTGAACAATATGGAGTTGAAGCTGGTACTGGGGGTAATGTTACATGGCATAAAGGTAAAATTCCTATGACTGCATCTGTACAAGATTATGATTTAGAAAAATGGGCAAATGAAAATATTCCTCATTATAAAGGACATGATATAGAAATTATGAGGGTATTTTATGAGGCACCTCCTGCATTACTACGATTTTTTGACCCTTATGTAGGATCAGGAATGGGTACTATGGATATGATGGATAGTTTTGGTTGGGGTAATTACTCACCAGCTGGAGTTGACTTTGTCTTAATGCCTATGAATTATGATTTACAAGTAATTCAACAAATTGAATTTAATGATATGATTAGGAGATCTAATTATTCATTTGAAATGCATAATAATCATTTAAGATTATTTCCAATTCCAGATGGTAAAAATCCTGATAATATTTGGTTTGAATATATTCTTAACTCAGAAAGATCATCAGCATCATTTGTAGTAGGTGGAAGTAGTACAATAGCTAATATCTATGATGTACCTTATAAAAACCCAAATTATGATAAAATTAATTCTATAGGTAGAGCTTGGATATTTGATTATGCTTTAGCAGTATGTAAAGAAATGTTAGGGTATGTTAGAGGTAAATATCAAGTAGTACCAATACCAGGGGATAACGTTACATTAAATGCAAATGACTTAATCACAGCCGCAACAGGTGAAAAAGAAAGATTAATTGACAGATTAAGAGCTTATTTAGGTGAAATGTCAAGAGAAAAATTATTAGAGAGAAAAGCAGTAGAAGGTGATTACCTGGAAAAAGAACTAGGAAAAGTTCCATTTCCAATTTATATAGGATAATATGGCATTATTTGGAGGAGCAAGAGACATAAGCCTATTTAGACACGTAAATAGGGAGTTAATGGCGGATGTTATTACTCAACAATGCTCATTTTATAAGTTTAAATTAGAAGAAACTAAAGTAAATTTATATGGTGAAGCAGCTGAGGAAAAATATTACATGGGTCCTGTCTTGCTTAACTGTTTAATTGAAAGAGCTAATGAAGATTTCCCTGAAACAGATTTAGGTACTGATTTTACTTGGGGTGCTACATTTAAATTCTTAAGAGATGATTTATTAGGTAAAATGGAAGATTTTAATTTAGATTTTGAACCTACAAATTATCAATATGGAGCAGATTTAGTTCCTGAAGTAGGTGATATTATTTTATATCAAGAAGGTTATTATGAAGTAGATGTAGTTAATGCTAACCAATATTTTATGGGTAAAAATCCTGATTATCCAAATTCACCTCAAATACAAAACCCAGGATTAGATCAATTTGGTACATCAGTTTCTATAATTTGTGAAACACATTATGTACCAGCTGATAAAGTAGGAATATCACAAGAAAGATTATATACAGGAAACAATTCAAACCCATCACTAAATGGCTAATAGAGGAAAAAAACCAATACCGAAAACTCAAAGAGAAATATTAAATTCTCAAATTGAACCATATAACCCGCCTGCGGGTTCACCTGGTTTTTCGGACACAGGCAATCCTAATGATTCTGGTACTTTTAATAGAGGGAATCAAGTATCATTTAGAGATGATAATACAAAACCATTTTCTTTAGGTATTAAAGATATTGATGAAGCTATAATGTATTATATGGAAGAAGTAATTCAACCTACGGTTATGCAGAATGGAGTAGTTCAACAAGTACCTTTTATATATGGTTCTCCTGAAAGATGGAAACAGGTACAAAAAGATGGATATTATAGAGACAAAAAAGGTAAAATTATGTTACCTTTAATTACATTTAAACGTAATAATATAGAAAAGATTAGGAATATAGCTAATAAATTAGATGCAAATAACCCACATAATGTAAATGTATTTCAAAAGAAATATAGTACACAAAACGCATATGATAATTTTGCTATTTTAAATAACCAAAAACCCCTAAAAACAAACTACGCAGTAGTAGTCCCAGATTATGTTAATATGACTTATGATTTTATAATTGCTACCTATTATGTAGAACAATTAAATAAAATTATTGAAGCTATAAATTATGCTTCTGATTCATATTGGGGTAATCCTGAAAGATATCAATTTAGAGCTAGAATTGATAATTTTGCAACACCAGTACAAGTAGAACAAAGAGGAGAAAGATCAGTTAAAGCAACATTCTCTTTAAAATTATATGGGTACTTAGTCCCAGATACAGTCCAAAAACACCTAAGTAAACTTAATAGAAAATTTAATACACCCGCACAAATTATATTTAATATGGAAACAGTACAAAGTATAGAGCAGTTAAATCAAAATAGTAATAATAATCCATCACGACTAGAAATTCAAAGTGATAATGATTTTACAGGATTTACAGAAAATATATAGTAACATTGAATTTCATAATATTTATAAATAAAATTAGATGGGTATAATATTAAGACAGAATAAGGGTTCCGAGTTAACGTTCGCAGAAGTAGATGGCAATTTTCAGTCACTCTACTACTCTAGTTCTCTGTCTGCATCTATTTTATCTTTTTTCTTTCCTAGTAGTAGTGTTACACATAGTGTAGATATTGGTACAGCTACAGAAGGTGTTAGCCAAATTATAGCAGGATCTAATGTCACAATTTCTCCTGCAGATGGTAAAGGTATAGTAACAATAAATTCTACAGGTGGTGGTGGAGGAGGATCAGGTATATTTGTTCAAACTGGTTCATTTTATGCTACTACAAATGATTTACAAATAACAGGTTCTCTTAATATAACAGGAGATGTTGATTTATCATCTTCCTTATACGTAAATAATAACATAACTGCATCTGGTATTATTAGTTCTAGTGCTCAAGTAGTTGCTAGTGAGATAACAGCATCAGGTAATATAAGTACATCAGCATTTTTACAAATAAGTGCATCCCAAAATCCAGGACAAACATATGGAGTATTAGTAAGAGATGAATCTACAGGATTAGTTTATTACACAGGTTCATATGGGAGTGGAGGTAGTTCTACAGTAGATGGAATTTTTAATGTTGTAACAGGTACTATTTTTGGTACTACTTCTTCATTACAAGTAACAGGAAGTACAATACAACAATCACCATTTACAACAACAGGAGCTAATATAACAGCTTCAAATGCAGGAACAGGAGGAGGAACAGCTAAATATGCTTTAACTGTAAGTGAATCAGTATGGCATTATACAGATAATATAGGAATACCTACATCAAAAGCATGGAAAACTGATTTAGATGGTTCATATTTTAATAATTTTGATCATAATACAGACACAGCAGAAATAGTAAGATTTATGGCTGGTTTATTAAGTGCTTCTGCACCAGATGCATCACCTAATACGCGTACTTA